TATCCTTGAAGTCATGGATGATCGCAGTGTCCTTACCTGGTGCCCGCCGCAGCGCACGGCTGGCCCGCTGGATGGTTTTCTGTGCGCTCCGCCCTCCAGATACCATTACGAGGGTGTGGACGTTAGGAAGGTCAAGCCCCTCATCGGCCAGCGAGGTGGCGATCATGGTTGAGATGTTCCCTGCCTTGAATTCTTCCATCGCTTCCCGGCGAAGCTTCTTCGGCATCTTTGAGTGAACGAGTACGGAGCCGCTCAAGGACAGGTTGTAATATTCTCCGAGTGTGACCCGTGGAACCAGAACGAGTGTGGGATACTGAGGACCACCGGCTGCGGCCATCATGATTGCCATGTGGTTTCTGGCTTTGTTGCCACAGATGCCGATCTCGGTGAGTGCTTCCCAAGCGCACATGGCCCGAAGGATGGGCTGACTGACTTGCATGTACCTCTTTCGATCGGCGAACAGCCTCTCGATTTGATCATCGATCCTCTGCTGGAGATGGAGGTCAGTGGCAGAATGCATGTACACGGTTGCATGAGCGAGTACACCGGCCAGTTCATCACGCTTGATTTCGTACTGCTGAAAACGAAAAAGCTTTTGAAGTTCATGGTTCCTATCTGGGTCATCGGACCAAGGAGTGGCATCGAAGCCGAAGATTGATCCAGGGCATGACTCAATAATCCTGCGCCATGTGACGGCGGGCGCATGCTTCGCCTCATCGACGATCAGGATGGCCTTCTTGGAGAAATCGACTGACTCATGTGGGCACCTGACTTCGACGCGAGAGATGTCCACTCCAGCAGCGATGAGCGCAATGGTTGCCTGCTGACAGGTCTCACGAGTGGGAGCGAGCCATCCGAAACTCACATTGGGAAATTTGGTAGCAGCGTATTTGATGATCGAGGAAGCGATCAGTGTCTTACCGCATCCTGCTGGTGCGATGATGAGTCCGCTATGGGCAAGCAATGCCCACTCGACTGCTCGTTGCTGGTAGGGACGAAGCAGAAATGCTTGCGTCGAATTGGTTTCGGGATGATCTTTGGTCTGCATAGCGTTCGTTGCGACTATGTTTGTTTGGGACTCGATCACCCCCGGGAGCTGCACCTCCCGGGGGCTTTCGTTTGTAGGTTAGATGGCGTCGAGATCAGCGGGCACTTTCTTCATGCGGCGCACTCGGAACGTCGTCTGTTCGGCCCCGTGCTTGTCGGTGTACTTCTCCTCCTCGATCACGATCACGAGGGACAAGCCAACGAATCCCTGAAGGAATCGGAGGAAAGCCCCTCCAATGCTAAAATCGAACTCATCTCCATCAGCGATGTTAGCTTCGGTGGCACTGATGAGGGCCTGAAGCCGCCACATCATGGTGTCCTTGAGAACGAAGCGGTCGCTGATGACTTCGCCGGCTGGCCCCTTGTAACGGAGGGTTGCGACGGCGTTGCCAGACTTGTCGAGTCCATCGTCCTTACAGGAGTTGACGGTGACGGTGTATTCGCCGGGAGCGGCGAACGGCTTAACTTCTGCGGATGCGCGATCTACTTTAAATGTCATATGATTGTGCGTTGGTTGATGTTTGTTATTCGGACTGACGAGCCGCCCACGCGGGCAGCGAGAGTGTTTGGGTAGTGGAAGGGTAACAAGGCCAAGAGTTGAGTTCCTGGCATTCGATAAAGGTGCGGAGCTGCTCGTCGATAATGGAGTTACCAAGATCGATGGCCTGCTGGTCGAGTTCGTAGCAGCAGACTCCGTAGGGTGCTTCCTTCTCGACTGCGATGAAGATGAACCGGTTGATGCCGGTGATGCGCTGATACCAAGCGGCTTGAACGTGGTAGCGGAACTGAGCGCAACTCTTAGCGAACGCCGCGGGGCTGGCGTCCTGGGTTGTCTTGAGGTCGATGATGTAATCCTTGCCGATCCCATCGATACGGGCTTTGACCTCGATGCCGGACCACTCGGCGAAGTAGGAGACCTCGGTCTTGATACCATCCAGTAGGCCTGCGGCAGCGGGATGGGCGTGTACCGCATCGGCTGCTCCGGTGAGGTTGTTCCACTGATCTTGAGGCAGCGGGATCTGTCCGTTGTCGATGATCAGTTGGTAGTCTTCCTTACCCTGCTTGGTGCGACGATCACCAGTGAACATCCTGTAGGTCAGGATGAAGCGTTCCGGCTCCAGGACGGCGCAATGGGCAGCGGTACCGAACTCCAGCGCGGGGCTGGATTCGTTGCGAGTCTTACCATCCTGCCAAGAGCGGAAGTGCGCGGGACTCTTACGGAACTGATCAAGACCGGACTTCGAGAGTGCCTTCGCCTCGTGATAATCCGCGGCGGGCATGTCGAACATGATATCAACCATTGGAAACCTCCGTGGTGGCGATCTCAGGGGTGACGATGACGGCGAGCTTGCTGAGGATGAGGTCCGGCTTAGAGATGTACTTGGAAGCGACCGCATCGGGGAGATCGCGGAAGGTCTGACCATCCTGAATGCGACCGGCTTTGAGGAGCAGAGCGTTAACCTCTTGCTCGCGATCCTCGAACAGGGCTTCGAGTTTGGCGGTGATGTCGAAGCTCTTGGTGGGAGCGACCGATACCTCGGTGAGAGCGGGGGTAAACTCCTCGGTCTCTTCAGGTGTATATATGCCGGCCACAACCTCGGGGGCGAGCATGCGAACCGCTTTGGATATACAACGAGCGCGGAGCATTGCGGAAGGATCCTTGGCCCATCCAGACCCCGGCTTGGCGGGCAATAAGCCGGCCATCTTAGCGTCCTCGGTGGTGAATGAGATCTCGCAAGCATTGCCATCGTAGGTCCAGAGAGCGATGGCGGCGCGGGAGTCGAACTGCTTCCAGAGGATCTTACCTCCGCGGGCACGGTAACCGGCGAGCATGGCATCGGAGCGCATACTGAGGGATCCGTTGATGATGTGGTATTCTCTCTTAAAATCGAACGGGGTTTTCTTTTCGGCGGCGCACTGCCACGCGATAAGTTTACCTTGTTCGACCTTGGTGCAGCCAAGCATTCCGCTGGCCGCGATCCACTCGCCCATCTTCTCGATGGCTGAGATGGGGTCTTGGATCTTGGCGTACATCTCGGAGTTATCCGAGGGTTGGGGGGTTGTCGTTGCGATTGAGTTGTTCATTGTGGGTTTTGTCTGAGGAGTTCCTCGATTACATCGGAGCGGACACGGATGGTTCTCTTCGTCGCCTTCATGGCTGGAAGTTTTCCTGACCGGATCCACCGACGCACCGTCTCGGGATGAGTCCCGAGAGCCGAAGCAATCTCCTGGACGGTTAGAAGTTTTACGCTCACGCAAGCCAAAGTAGCAGCGTGTTGCAAACTGTCGAGAGTTTTCTTTCGGAAAGTTTACTCGGAGCGGTCTTCGTCCGCGTATCGACGGAGGAGTTGGAGCTGCTGCGGCTGCGGTTTTTCAGCGATTTGCTTGAGTAAACCGTAGAATTGCTTGCGATCTCGAAGCCCGCTGACACCGGCCCCCTTTGCGAGAACCCTAGACCAGTAAGCGTATCCTAAGGTACTCCCTAACTTACTGGCCAAGTTGACGGCGGGTTTGACCAAATCACCACTTGCCATCTGAATTGGAGCCTCCAGAGCAGCTTTGCCGAGACGTTCGACCGCCGCACCTCGAACCGTAGATCCAGCCATTCCCGCAGATTCCCGTGCGGTTTCCATCACTCGGAATCCTGGCACGAAGACATCATCGATGGTCTTCAACAGTTTAGGTCCGAGGATTAACTGAACTTTTTGGCGCATTTCTGGGTTAGTCAGTTCAATCAATGATCCGAGGTTAGGCTTTGGTCCGGTCTTGCTGGCTTCGAGAAGGATATTCTCGATTTCTCTGGCGCGGATGTTCAGAAGAGTCTCGCCGGCTGCTTTCGATCCCTTAACTGCCTGTTTTTCCAGCGATTTCAGCACCGAATCCACGGTAGCAAGGTCTGGCAGCATTTGCACCGCTCTCGATGCCACAGCGAATCCGGCTGGAGTGCCGCTCTTGAGAAGATCAAGCACTACTTCTGGTCCCTTTATTGTGGCAGGATCAAGATTCTGCATGTATTGGACAAACCGGTTTAGTTCCGATTTAGTTCCAAATCCAAGCTTCTGAAGTCCATTTCCGCCTTGCTGTGAGATGTTGTTTAGATCTCCAGCCAATTTCATCAGATCATATTGGCCAGTTGCTTTGTTCATTGATCCATCAATGATTCCAAAGCGGATATCATCGATCACCGGCTGCATGTTTGGAGCATCTTTAACTCCACGTTTTTGAAGTGTTGAAAACAAGTCTTCAAGATTGGCGAACTCTGGAGCTAATACACCTTGAGATCTTACACCTTCAACAGCGGCTTTACCCATCTGTCCGCGTTCCATTGTTTGCGGGATGAATGCACGTTTGACACCGAAAACGTCCAGCTTGGGCCTTGTGGCTCCATAGAACTCTTCTCCGGCTTTGATCGAGTCGGCCACATCTTGACCCAGCGTCTTGGGAGCTTGATCGGTAACAGTGTCTGTAATACTTCCAGCAAGTTTACGTATTTCAGCTTGAGCTTTGTTGCCAATAGCTTCGCCTGAATAATCAGCAAAGTCGTACAGCTCATTTCGGATTCCTTGGATCTCCTTAAAAGTGGATTTCTGTGGAGTACCAACTGTGATTGCTGCTGTTGGATCCATTGAAGGAGCGGCCATAGCAGTTGTTTTTCTCGCTAGGATTCTTCTAACGTCCGTTAAAGCAGAGGTTGGAATATCTGGGATCCTGTTAAGAATTGCGGTTGCACGATCAGCAAAAGACATTTCCTTTCCGACACCGGTATAAAGGTCAAAAGCAGGAACGTCTTCGACAGCATTGGCGGGTCCGTACAGACGACGAGCTTCGGTTTGAATTACTTCCTTTGCTTTTTCACCGATCTCTTCGATTCGAGTTCCTGCCGGAACCACTTGATAGGGGCCAACAGCACCAGTCCTTATTCCACCTTTGAGTGTTTCCATCTCAACGGATTTTTGGAATGACTGTTGAGCCTCAGCAAGAGCGTCTTGAGCAACGCTTTTTTGGGCTGCTGAACGAGCGCGTTCAACGGCAAAAAACGCATCATTAACACCTTGCGCCTCATTGGCCAACCTTGCCCCGGTCTCAGGACTCAGACCTCCAAAGGTTTGAGCTATTCTGCTTACGAGATCAGAGTGAGCCTCAGCGGGAATACCGGTGATTTTTTGGACCGCATTTGCAACAGCTCTGGATTGATCAAGAAGCTGCTGATTGAGTTCTTGGCTTCCAGTCTGTGAAGCAACGCGAGCTTCAAGACCCGCGAACTCCGGAAAAGCCTGACCGAAAGTTGCTTTGATTTGACCTGGAGCAATTCTCTCTATGTCCTGAGAACGAGTTATGCCTCCAGTAAGCCTTTGTCGATTGGCTCCAAGCATAGTGCCAGCACCTTGAAGTATCCCAGCCGGAAGTGCGCCGTATGCGAATTCTTTTGCTCCGCTTCCCAGGCCAGTAACCTTACCTTCCGCTGCTCCACCAAGCAGGCCAGAAAGTCCGGCTCCTCCAACCGTTTTTGCGAGACCAGATGCTCCTTTAAAAACGGGAGCAGCACCGCGAAGGAACGCTCCTGCAATTTCACCTTTTCGATAATCTCCGTCTTCAAAAGTTTGTGCGCCTGTTTCTCCTAACGCAGCAGAAGTCGATCCCGCTGCGATTTGAATAGGAATACTAGCCCCTCCAGTAGCCATACCAACTGCCAGAGGAACCCCATATCTAAGTGCCGCAGGAGCAAGCTCTTCGGAAGTAAAGTCAGGAGGTTGATTTGGGGGTGTAATAAAACCTCCACCACCAGCGCGAGCGGAAGCGGTAGCCATCGCAATTCTACGCTGTTCCTCCGCAGGCTCTGCTTGTAATCGAGCGATTTCGCGCTCAATGCTGGCAATCTCTGCTAATGCGGCCTCACGAGTCATTTGATTTTCCATAATGATTATCGAGTTCCAGAAGCCGTGTTTGTCATAGATGCAGGTGAATTGGTCACATACGCTTGAAGCGCATCAAGTCTTCCTTTAAGGCTATCGATTTTTTTCTCATTTCTAGCAGATCCAGAGTTTCCGAAGTTAAGCTCAGACTTGATTTTGGAGTACTTACTTCTTGCGTCATCAACATCCTTCTTAGTTTCAGAATCTACAAAGATACCCCTTCTGGTGTACTTCCTCTGAATCTCATCCTTACTCATGATGGAATCAACAAGCGAAAGTACACGAGGAAGAAAGCTGGCTTGATTTGGATCAGCAAACAGTTGTTTAGCCACTTCAAACTCGTTGTCGGTAAGAGATGCTCCAAAGAAGTCTTTACGTTGTTGAGCAATGAGTGCCTGAAATTCTTGGACAACATTGTTAATAGAACGAAGACTTGGATCTTCAGTTCCAAGCTTGTTTTTTGCACCCCTCATCCAAGACGTAAAACCATTGAAACTTTCCTGAGAAACGTCAGGAATGCTTCGATTTCCAACAAGTGACTGTATTGAGCCAGCTAATGCAGATGATCTGTCAACCGCTGCAACATACTTATCAAGTGATTCGGTTTCCTTTGGGGTGGCCGGTCTATTTACACCAGCAGCAATACGATACTCCTCAAGCTTGGAATCCTTTGGAAGCTTAAGATAAGCCTTCTTCAAAGCATCTTGATTGCGATTTGGGTCTGACAATAACAGATTGAAATTATCTACAGCTTCTTCTTCAGCTTTACCTTTCCTTTCAAATGCTCCAAAGTAATCAGTTTGCTGTTGCTTGCGACCGTATATTTCGGCATTTGCAACAGCTTCAGCATCAGACATATCATCAACATTAATTGGTGATTCAACAAACCCCATTCCTTGTAATGTTTTTAATTGGGCTTTTGCTCTGATTCCAGATGTCTCAAGAGGGATTTGGCTTTGCGATCTTGCTACCGCCTGTTGAAGCATACCCCTAAGCTGGCCAGCCGGCATGTCAGGTCGAGCCTCAACACCATAAGCACTTAGTCCTGCAACAAGTTCTGGAACTTCAAGATCCTTTGTTTGTTGCAACTCAGCCCTTCTCTGAGCCATTTGATTCGCGGCCTGAGTTGCAGCAATCTTGAAAGCGGGTTCTGCTTCATACTGAGACGGACCCATTGTTTGGCCCAATCCATAACCCATTCCCTCTCCAGCAGCAATTTGCCTACGAAGAGACTTGTTCCTAAAATCGGCCATCTTCTCTTCAAGGGTTGCTCCCTCGGGTGCAGCGATTCCCTGCTGAAGCGCATTGACCATCAACTGACGATCAATGGATCGTTTTTCCTGCAAATCCCCTATATTCTGCTCCATCAACGCCCGCTTCGCATAGTTCCGATTGCGGATATCCTCGTTGGTCCCGGTGAACTCGCCGGCAATACCTCCGGTGAGCATCGAGAGACCCTTCATGAAAGGGTTGATGCGCTGATTGGCCTGCCGCTCAAGCATAGCCCTGATGTCCTCGTTTTCTTCTCTGGTAGCCATAAGATATAGTTTTTAACCCTGCAACGACCGCATCGCACCCCGTCTCCTGAATCCGCTCATGGCGGCATTCATGATCTGATCGGGATCGTAGTTGATGTATCGGTACTGGTCCTGCTGCTGTTGGGAGTTGGCCAGCAAGTCAGCGTAGAGCTTGGCGAAAGGATCGGCCTGACGATCGGGTAGAGGAACCTCTTTGGTTCCCTTGGTGGGGATGACGACTTCGCGCCTTATGAGAGGAGTAACTGGCTCCCTAGTGGGAAGGGGGGTTCCAGTGTAGGTACCAGTGCCGGTGCCGGTGCCGGTGCCGGGTCTAGCTCCGCCACCAGGGGGGCCACCGCCCGGTGTACCGCCGCCGGGAGGTTGACCTCCTCCAGTGGGAGGGTTTACAACAGGAGTAGTTACGTTTATTGGAGGGGTTTTTACAAAAGGTATCCACTTACCATTTTCCCAATCCCAAATATTACCCTCACCATCAAGATAAACATCTCCAACTTTTATCCCACCAGTTCCTGGAACAACCGTTCCTTCAGTTACACCTTCAGGAGTTACTATTAGTTTTCTGGGTGGATTACTACTCGCTATTGTCCAAGGCGAATCCTTAAACTCATCACCCGGTTTTGGTTTAGCTTCTTCTTTCCAGCCAGGAGTTATATCTTTAACACCACCAGGACCAACAGATACATTTCCTCCAGTGTTATCAAACCCACCTTCGCTGGTAGTTGTCGGTTCATCCGCTCCAACTGGTTGATATGCTCCAACAGAAGTTGGTGTTACTTGAGAAGTTGAAGGCGCAGCGTTGATTCCCTTATTCCAATTAGTAGGGATTGTTACATTTGGTGAAACACCTCTATCAATATCAGCTTGGGATATACTCCTTCCACTTGGAACTAATATAGTGTCCCTGATATTATTTCTGTTGGACATCACAATGTCTCCAGTATCCGCATCGAACCCAATTGGAACACTGTAGTCAGGTCTTTGCGTAAAGTCCTCAAAAGTTCTACCAACCGGTTCTCCACGAGTTACAACGCCTTGAGGAAGCGAAGGTATTTGGCCTGCCGTAGTAACAGCGGCCTCACTTGGGTCTAAATATTGAACACCAATGAATGTTCCAGCTTTGTCAGGTGGAACGAGACCTGTAAAACCATATCTATCCTCAGTCTTCGGATCCAGCGGGGTTCCGATTCCTGTTCTTACAAATGCATCCTGCTCATCCGTATTCCCAATGTTGGTTCGTATGGTGGGATCATCTGGGGTGTTGAAATCGATTTCAGTGCCGGTCCCCAGAGTTGAAGGGTTGCTTAAATTTTGAGCGTATTTGTAATAACCCCATTGTGGATTTCTTGCATCCCATATCCACCGATCCCCTGTTTGATTTAACTCTTGAGGAACCCCGAAATCATCCGGCCTTGGAATATAGTAGTTCTCGTATCCCAATGGATACATAGCGTCTACAGAAGGATTGGCCTGATTCAGGTCTTGAGCCAGATTATCGATTGCGTCAGCCATATATCAGTTTTTGGGGATTACGCTGTTGATTCGAGCTATCATCCAGTTGGCCACAAGCTTCTTGACCTTCGGCTTGTTCTTGAGCCACTTCGCGAACTTCTCGGCGTTGCTGTCGTAAAAGCTCTTGAACCACTTGGGTCCAACGAGTTCCTTCCAGAAGTAGAACGCCTCCCACTGATCGGGGATACACTCGCGAGCGACGAAGCATCCGCCAAGCCCGAAGCCCGCGTAGGATGATCCAAGGTTACCAATCGCACCAGCATACCCCTTGAACTGATTCATGAAGGAGTTCGCTTGATCGGATGTGTATTGGTTCTGAGCGTTTGTGAGCGCAAAGTTACTACCCATCTTCATCAGGTCTCCAGGGCTAGATAGCTGGGCACCCTGAATTAGCTGAGGAGTCACAAACGGAGAGGCACCCTGCTGAAGACCACCTAGTTGGGCGGCTTGGGATGAGACCGGTTGGAGTCCTAGGGCGGACTGGACGTTGGCAATGTTCTGCTGGCGACCGGACAGCATCTGCTGCTGCGAAGCCATCTGGCCTGCAAAGCTCTGTTGCGCCGCGGTGTTCCGCTGGCCGGTGGCCGCGAGGATGTTCTGGAAGGCTTCCTGTGCGTTCCGATTGGCGGTATCGCTCGTGCTTTGACCGCTCTGAAGCAAGCCCATTGCAGCGTTCCAGCGTTGAGAATTGGCGTTACCAAGAGCATCTTGAATTGCGATCGACTCACGAAGAGCCGAAGGATTGCCAAGAACATTGCCAATAGAACTACCGCGAGCGCGAGCGGCCTGTTGGACCCGTCGCTCCATGCTTGGATCCAAAGTGCCAACCTGAGAAAGACCCTGCTGGATCTGGCGTTCAAGCTCGCTACGAATCAACTGAGAAGCCCCGGTATCTTGTTGGGCACCGGGCATCCCAACCCTCTCGTAGGTGGGCGAGTCTATCCGCGTATCCGGAGCGGCGGCATCCCCTTTAACATCGCTGAGGAACTGCTCGTAGAGATCGAACTTCCGAGGATCAAGAGCCTCCAGCTCGTTTCGACGTTGTTGGGCAAACTGCGTTCCATACTGCCTTGCAACACCAAGTTGTTCTTTAGCTAAAGGATCTGCGAGCTTGGATAAAGCAAGAGCTGTTTGCTTGGTAATATCAACATCACCAATGCCTGTAAAATCGTATGTTCTTTTGGCACCTTCTGGACCGTATTTAATTTCAGTGCCAGATCTAGCGGCTTGTTCTAATGCACGAATGAAAGGATATTGCTCCGCCTGAGCTTTTATCGCTTCGGCAGTAGAGGCAGCAAGGTCCGGCGGTTTGTAACTTGGGCCGCACATTTGCGGCTGACCCCAAGGAATGCAGGAGTAATCTTTAGCCCAGTCATCTTTGGCAAACAGCATTACGCTGTGAGCCAGAACCATTGATGTATTAAAATCTATATTCATACTCCTCCTTCAAAAATCTCGGTTTTCCAAATGGGATTATATCCAAACTTCTTCATATATGAGTTGTATGGACTATTCTCATTGCAAGCTATGAAATACTTAGGAAACCCTTTTGTCTCCATAATAGAGTCATAAACCCGTTTGAGGTGCATACTGTCTCTGGCTGACACTTTTTCGGTGTGATTCCAAAGAAGCAGGACAGGCACCCTTCCAAAAGATGACGCACCAATGATCTCGCCATCTCTTTCAACCACATGGGTTGGGTGAATGATCGAGTCGTTGTTTGCCCGCGCAGCTTGAAGAGCTTGAGACTCTTGCTCAAGCGTTTGTATCATTCGTACTCTCGGGAAGGCGTTCATTGTTGGGGTCTGACCGAATCTACGAATCCGGAGAGAATGGTGGATTGCAGAGACAAGCGACCAGCGTCTGCGGTTACCTTGAATTGCAAAGTATTCCAGCGGCCTTGGCTGATCAGGTTGTAAGCCTTCAGGAACTTCTGGCTTGAGGTGATCGCCAGCGCGGAATCGAGTGTTACGAATGTGTCCGACATATCCTTGGCCAACGACACTTCGGCGGTCGTGGTGGCGGTGGTGTACGGGTTATCGAAGGCGAACTGAACGCTGTACCCGATCTTGTCGGGGATAGGTTCGTTGAGGTTGTAAGCCTTGGTGATCACCGTGGATTCGTAATTCGCACCGCCATCGGTGTATGCGGAGCTTGAGACCGGATTCAGTCGGCTGTTCGGGAGGTAATCGTTGAATGACCAGACCTGGCCCGCTCCCGCTGACACCGAGATGATGTCGCCGGCAAACATGAGAACGGGTCCAAATGTTGAGAACGAGGTTGGAATGAAGTCGTTTACGATCCAGTTGTCCCAGTAACCAAGCCAAGAGCGGGCCAGTGAGTGGTAGACGATGACCGCGTTGTTCTCGTTGAGCGCACCTTCGAGGGCGATATCGAGGCTGTTCTCGGTCAGGAGCGCGTATTCGCTTTCGATTCCGAGGATCGCTGGTTCATCGGCAACGAACGGAACCGCCAACAGATATCGGTTGTTCCAGAATACACCGTCGCAGAGATCGAGCTTGGTCTTGTCGATGCGACTGATGAGGTCATTGATCGGGCTGGAGAGCGCGAGACCTACGCTAGTCTGGGTACCGGCTTGGATCTGCTGGAGAGATCGAATTCCGTCGCGAGAGAAGAAGAATACGTCAGGACCAACCGCGGTGATGGACCGGTGCGATGAGCATCCGATATTGCCGCTAATTAGTGATATGGTCCAATCGGCAGCATCCTGCGAAGGATCGGCATTTACGCTCCAAATAGAGCGTTCCTTGAAGACGATGAGTTGATAACCGAACCAAGAGTAGAGTCCCTTGATGGGATCGCCATCGCCACCGATACGAAGAGAACCGAGAGGATCCCAGGATTCGCCATCGAGGATATCCGAGAAGTAGAGGGTATCGGGCTGGATGGATGTATCCGCGGAAACTGCGAACAACCGATTGGTATGGGTGGTTAGATAGATCGGCTTGGCAGGAGGCGTGAGCGATACAAAAGCTACAGCGTGAGATTGATTTGCTGGCGAAACACTAACGGTTGGAGCGGTGACATAACCGCTGCCGGGATTGGTGATCGTTATGAATACGAGATTACCATCGTTAGCAACAACCGCAGTGGCCGTAGCCGTGATGCCGCTGGGAGGCGCGGAGATGGTTATTGTGGGGACAGAGTTATGACCGGACCCCTGATTAATGACATCGATGCGGCTGATCTTGCCGGCTGTAGTGGAGCTATTGAGGTTTGCGCTTGAGACGTACTTCAGCGTTCCTAAACCGTCCGAATAAAACAATTTGTCATTTAATTGAGCAAAATAGACGTAGGAAGCGGAAGCGTTGAGCGTTGATCCCGAAATCAGGTTGTAGGAAACGCCGGGTGACCCGTAGTAGAGGCTCTTGGTGGAGGTGCTAAGGTCATTAACAGCGATGACGAGGCGTTCGGATGCGGCTGTGTCGAAGTAGAAACCGGACAATACCGTCGCGTTGATGGGAAGATTGCTGCCAAAGTTGGAAGTCGTTGACTCCCAGTTGGTGATGACGTCTTCCCAGTTGGCCGCGATGCTGTTGCCTGCCAGTGAAACGGCTCCTAGACGAGTGACGAGATTGCCGAAGTCGTCATAATCCATGTTGATGGCCGATTCCATGCTGGTTGCAGGAATGCCATCGGGACGAGTGGCTGAAATTACGCCCGTTGAAAACCCAGTGCTTCCATCCAGAAGCATCTGGTCATCGAGAGCATCTGAGGATTGGAATGGCATGGCGGATTACAGGATGTCTTGGAACGTGTAATCGTACAAGCTATCTGGGATGATGCGGCTGATTTGCTGTTGTTGGCCGCGTTCCATGTCTTTCATGATGGAGACCTGAGCGGCTCCTTCTTGGAACTTGGCTTGGGCTTTACCGTACTGCCGAGAGTATTCGAGGAGATCGCCTTCGGTGTAGGCCATTAGAGCGTTCTCTACGCCTCGCAGCTCGAAGTTGGTATCGTTGGAGATGGTGACCGCCTCACCGAACTGCCGCATCTGCGACTGTTTCTTGGCGAGGATGAACAAGGTGCCATCGGCATTGGGCGTGGGAA